TGACAGGCACACGTGAAGAACGGATCGAAGAACTAGAGCAACTGCGTTGGCTAAAGAATGGATGGGATATCGGTGTATTGCCATGCGTGTTTAACGGAGTTGAAATTAATACACCAGAAGATGTGAGGATATGGAATGAAAGCAGGTAAAGTATGGGGCACGACAGAACTGATTGAAGCAAATGGCGCTTTAGAGTTTCATCGTATTGAAATGCATGAAGGCGGTGTATGCTCAAAGCATTTACATCGATATAAGTGGAATGGGTTCTATGTAGAATCAGGTAGAATGCTTATTCGTACATGGCAACGTGACTACGATTTATGCGATGTCACGATTCTAGAAGAAGGTGAATACCATAAAGTAAAACCCGGGCTCTATCATCAATTTGAATGTGTTGAAGATGGGGTAGCATATGAGCTATACTGGGCAGAGTTTAATCACAACGATATTGAACGTGAAAGTGTTGGATTTCATATAGATGATCAAGAGGATGAGGAAACTATAACTATCAACACTTCTACCTTATATGATGAAACTACCCTTGGCTTTCAGAGAGGAGATAGTAGCGCAGTGACGTTAACCATTGATCGTGATGATGATGGACCATATGGACCATATTTAAAGACATGATTACAGGTATTACATTTAGCACATTTGACCTGCTTCATGCAGGTCATATTGCTATGTTAAGAGAAGCAAAAAACCATTGCGATTATTTGATATGTGGACTGCAGGTAGATCCATCCAAAGACAGAGAAGAAAAAAATCCACCAGTTCAAAGTCTAGTTGAAAGATGGACTCAGCTACAGGGTGTTAAGTATGTTGACGAAATAATTCCTTATGAATCTGAAAAAGATTTAGAAGACATCTTGCAATTGTTTGAAATACATGTTAGAATAATCGGAGAAGAGTATAAAGATACTACATTTACAGGCAGAAAGATATGTGCCAAAAGAGGTATTGAGATAAAGTATAATAAAAGAGATCATAGATTTTCCTCTACGGATTTAAGAGAAAGAGTATATGATAAAGAACTTATGAAGGATATAACAAATGAATGAACCTGAACTGCAACCTGTGGTAAAACGCAGAGAGCAAAACTTTAAACTAGGTATTATTGGACATGGCTTTGTGGGTAAAGCCGTTGACTATATTTTCTCTACAAACTCTGTTGAGAAGTTTGTTGTAGATCCAAAGTATAGTGAAAATACACTACAAGATCTTTGTGCATGGCAACCAAACTGTGTGTTCATTTGCTTGCCCACACCTGCATCTGATGACGGTAGCATTGATACTAAGTCTATTGATGATGCTGTGATGCGTTTAGTAAATCAGACTGATGCATTTATTGTAATCAAATCAACTGTTACACCTGATGTTATTGATCGTTTATCACGTATCGATGGACGTATCGTATATGAGCCTGAGTTCTTAAATGAGAGTAATGCTAAAGAAGGTATGACTAATGCACGTTTTAGAATCTTTGGTGTACAGCAGCAGGAAGCAGCATCCCACTTAGAAGGATTGTATAACTACTTCTCTTTGGCTAACCCTGCACAGACTATCACAATGTCTCCTGTAGAAGCTTCATTCTTTAAGTACACTGTGAACAACTATCTTGCTATGAAGGTTACTTTTATGAACCAACTCAAGAAAGTTATGGATGAGTTTGGTGGTAGTTACAATCAGTTGTCACGTGCTTTAATGATAGATCCACGTATGGGTCACAGTCATATGAAGATCCCCGGTCATGATGGGCGTGAGGGTTTTGGTGGAGCATGTTTTCCAAAAGACCTGTCTGCATTTATTAATTTTATTGATAATAAAACTGATCAGTCTTCTGAGATTTGGAAGACAGTACAAAATCTAAACAATGAGATACGTAGTGAATACGATTTAAACGATAGAGAAAGAGAACAAAATGTCAATTATGGACAAACTGAAGAAGAACAGCAAGATCAAGACAACGGAAGTTCTGACTGAATCTAAGTTCTTCAATGAAAAAGAGATGGTTCCTACGAATGTGCCTATGATGAATGTGGCACTATCTGGTTCTGTTGATGGTGGACTATCTTCAGGTCTAACAGTTCTTGCAGGACCATCTAAGCATTTTAAAACATCCTTTGCTCTGATGATGGCTTCGTCATATCTAAAAGCAAAGCCCAATGCTGTGATGATTTTTTATGACTCAGAGTTTGGTTCACCTCAGGCATACTTTGATCAGTTTGATGTGGATACAAGTCGTGTGCTGCATGTACCTATTACCAATGTAGAAGAGTTGAAGTTTGATCTAGTTGCTCAGTTAGAGGGTCTTGATCGTGATGATGAGGTTATTATTATTATCGACTCTATTGGTAACTTAGCATCTAAAAAAGAACTAGATGATGCGAAAGATGAGAAGTCAGTTGCAGACATGTCACGTGCCAAAGCATTTAAAAGCTTGTTCCGCATGACTACGCCATACTTGACGATGAAAAATATTCCAATGATTGCAATCAATCATACTTATAAAGAGATTGGGCTGTTTCCAAAAGATGTTGTATCTGGTGGTACAGGTATCTACTATAGTGCAGATAACATTTGGATTATTGGTAGACAGCAAGATAAAAAAGGAACTGAAATACAAGGATATCATTTTGTTATTAATGTGGACAAAAGCAGATTTGTTAAAGAGAAGTCGAAGATTCCTATCACTGTTTCTTGGGATGGTGGTGTCAAACATTATTCTGGCCTTCTCGATTGTGCTCTTGCTGGTGGTTATGTTACTAAGCCTTCCAATGGCTGGTATGCTGTGGTTGATCAGAAAACTGGAGAGATTGGACCTAAAGTACGGTACGATGCCACTCTTGATGAATCTTTCTGGAATCCAATCTTTGCTGAAACAGATTTTAAGGATTTCTTAAAGAAGCAATATCAGATCGGACATAAGTCAGTTGTGGATATGGATGAGATTGTTGTAGAGGAAGTAGTATAGTGAAACAAGATGAAGATTATGAACTAATCCCAGGAGAAAATGATCACTGGAATATTAGAATTAAAACTGGATATTACGTAGAAACAGTATTTAATTTTGGTGAACTTAAGGTCGGAGAAGATGGTGAGACACTAACATTTACGTCAGATGTTGTGTATGACGTTCTTGGTGAGTGGTGGAAACCTCATGAAGATATTGATTGGCACCACACTACAGGAGAAATACTGTATGACATACTAGAACAACAGATAGCTAAGACTGAAGATGGAATGGATTAATAGTAAAGACTCTTTTCGATACCGTGGCGATCTTCCGCTCAAAGGCATTAATGGACAAGCCTTTGAGCATTTCCATGTTGATGCTGATATGTCAAGGATTGATGAAGAAGTCTGCAGATTATTAGCCAAAGCTGATTTAGACTTTATACCAAACGTATATGGTGATAAGCCGCCAGATTTTCCTGAAGAAATGGGTAGGCCACCTCTTGAAGATCCAACTATACCTAATCAGGAAGGCATGAGCACTCAAGAAAGTAGAAAGTATCGTATCTTTAAAAGAAAGATTGATATACCTTGGGCATGGGCTGTTCCACTAAAGCCTAATAGGTTTAAAACAAGAGATCAGGATATTACTCCTTGGGCAAGTATTGCAGATAAAATACCTTACACCAAGCACGTGATTGAAAATAAAATGCCTTTTAGCGAAGTTGGTAGAGTTATGATATACGGATCATGGGCGGGGTCTTCTGTTCCATGTCATATCGATGAGCCTGATGGTCCGTATAAACTTCATATCAACTTTAATCCCGGTCATTATAGACCTGTTTATGTATGGAATCCGATTACTAAAAAGAAAATATATAAACCTAAAGATTATATTTTCTATACATTTAATATATTAGACTATCATGGGGTTGACGCTGTGCCGCATTTTAGTTATACTATTAGAGTCGATGGTAAATCAAAATGATTGTTAGAGTATGATAAATTTAGAACAAACGATATTACGCCACTTACTAATAGAGGAACCTTACATGCGTAAGGTTCTTCCTTTTATAAAACCAGAATATTTTCAAGGAGTGTACAATCAACTATTTAAACAGATTGCGAAGTATGTGGCTAAGTATAACAAGCTTCCTACTCAAGAAAGCTTGAAGATTGATATTGATCAGAGTGAGAAGTTTAATGATGATCAATATACTGCTGTACTTGAAATACTTCCAATCATCTTTGATAAAGAAACTGCCAAGGCCAATGACAAGTGGTTAGAAGATACTACTGAGAAGTGGTGTCAGGATAGAGCGATACATAATGCTATCATGGAGTCTATCTCCATTATTGATGGTAAGCATAAGGAGCTTACTAAGAACGCACTCCCTGATCTATTGACTAAAGCCTTGGCAGTTTCTTTTGATGCGAATATTGGACACGACTATGTGGACAATGTTTCTGATCGTTATGATTTCTATCATGAGCAAGAAGAACGTATTCCATTCGACTTAGAGTATTTCAATAAGATTACTAAAGGTGGATTGCCTAACAAAACACTGAATGTTGCACTAGCAGGTACAGGTGTTGGTAAGTCTTTGTTCATGTGTCATGTGGCAGCTAATGCCATGACACAAGGTCGCAATGTACTATATATTACAATGGAAATGGCAGAAGAACGTATTGCTGAACGCATCGATGCAAACCTATTAGACATACCTCTTGATCAACTAGAAACTCTATCAAAAGAAATGCTGATAGATAAAGTACATAATATTGCAGGTAAAAATAATGGCAAACTTATTGTAAAAGAATATCCAACAGGTTCAGCACATACAGGTCACTTCAGAGCATTACTAAACGAACTTAAGTTGAAAAGAGACTTTGTACCTGAGATGATCTTTATTGACTATCTCAATATATGTGCATCTA